TCAATATATTTGTTCTTTCAGTAGAATGTAATATCATTGACTCTTGTAATGTAACATCAGTATAATACGATAAAACATCACCAACATATGCAGCCATTTCAAGAAACATCATTCCTGGAGATGCTTCATTAAAATCTTGATATGTGTTTGGAAAATAATTTTTAGTAAAATCAATAAGATTTTGTTTCAACGAAGAAAAATCTCTTGATAAATAACGAATATCTTTTTTTACCAAATCAGCCATTTGTAACTGCCTCTGTTATGTATTTATTGACGATTTAATTTCTAAATTTCCAGTATCATCTATAAATATCTGAATGGGCAAATATATGTTGGTTCCACTTATTTTTACAGAAAGTTTAACTTCAACGGAATGTTCCTTTTCAACAACTTGTTCTTGTTCACTTGGTATTATGGTTTCAAGTTCTTGTATAATAAGGTAAGGCATCCATTCTTGTATTGCAGACTCAATCTCCCCATTTAACCGATTTGTAAAATCTTCTTCACTTGTTATATTCTCGAAAAGAACTGTTTTAATATCTGTACCAAAGGTTGGCAACATATATCGTTCTCCACGAGCAGTTAATAACAAATTTTTAAGATTAGAAAGAACTTGTCTTACATTAGTAAAACTTTGGTTGAATATACCATTTGGATTGTTAAATGGAATAGTAATACCAATAGGTTTTGCATATTTTAATGTAGGAACTACTGTATTTACAACTTCTCTCTTTCTACGGTAAAATGACATTTATTATCTCCCTTTCTTTTCGTCAATTTTTTTCATAAGAGCAGAATAATCTCTTGTTAATGCAGACATGACTTCGTTTGGAATTTCTTGTTGTGAATATCCTTGTGGTATTGGTGTGTTACCCCTTTCATATCCAAATCCTTCTGCCATATCAGCAGTAAATCTAAATTCACTTTCCATGTCTGAACTTTCATTAAGAGTTCTTCTGGTTTCATCTAAAATATCTTGAATTGAATTAAAATTTGATTTTGGTGCAACTGATTTTTTTGAAGTTTTTTGTGCCTCAGCATAAAGAGACATACCATGTTCAAGTGTACGCTTTTGTGACGATTTATTTACTTCTTTTTTAGTTACTTTTTTTTCCAAAGCAATTTCAATTTCTTCACGAATAATTTCTCTAATTTTTTTGAAAAAACCATTACTGTTCATTATATCACCTTATTAAATGTTAATTGTTTATACAATATAATTATCGCTATAACAAGTTTATACCTTTTAGTCCACCTGCCTTTTGTGTGTTATTATCATAAACGTGCCAAACTTCTTTATTATACGGGTACCATCCCCATTTGTATCCATATGTTGTTACCCATTTTTGAGCTTTTGTTGCAGCTCTCTTGAAATAATTAACATCAGTTTCTCCTTTTGCAGCAGTTGGTGTTCCTGTTGCTGCCATATCAACAGCACGACCCCACATATGCCAAGATCCATATGTTCTGCTACCTTTCCCCTTTTTATTTGGAAAATCTGATGTTGCATCACTCCATTGAATACCGGGCGGGGTTCCAACGAATGCATTATTTCCCCAAGAATCATAAAATTGAACTTGTGGAAAAGGTCCTGGTCCAGGTTGTATTAAATTTCCGGTTGGTCTACCTTTTCCAGGTTTAATCCAAATTCGTACTTGATCGGAAGCATCTCTTAACAAATCGCTAGCGCCTATTCTCATTTGAGAATCGGTTGCAGTAGTTGAAAATCCCTGAGCTTTCATAGCGTCTTGCATTGCCATCCACCTTTTTCCGGCCGCGGTTCGTAGGTAATCTTTTCCAGTTGATCTGCCACTCATTAAGTATTCTTTCGGAATTTTAATAAGCATTCCTTTTGCAACGCCTTGTTCCGGTGATATTGAAACGTATTCACCATTATCTCCCGGAGGATTTTTTTCTGTAAATTGTTCTTGTATATTTGGTTCTGGAAATCCAGTGGCTGAATCAATGGGTTTTGTTGCTTCAACTGGTTTTGCAGGTTTGAGTGACATATATGGTTGTAATACATCATACATTCTGCTTGTTAATTTTCCCGGTTCTTTATCTATTCTATCATAATAATCTTTGAAAATAGAACTTACATATATTTTTGAATCCAAACCACCTTCTCGGTGCCCATCTGGAGCACTTTTAACATTTGATATAAAAATTGCACCATTTACCCATGTATCATTTGATATTTGTGCAAAATCTTTTAATGTAATATCTTTTACTGCAATATGATGACCTTGTGAAACGGAAGAATCTGCTCCTTTTGGTGTAGTGTTTCCACCAATAGTTACAAGTTTTCCAAATTTATCCAAAAATACTAAAACCTCAGCATATATTTGGTTAGATTGAACTGTGTGGTGTTTTACTGCTGATATTACCCCAAGTTTCCAATTCAATTTAATCAATTTTTCCAAAAGTTTTTCTCCTTTTGGAGTTATTTGACCTTGTTTTGTAAAATGAAAATCTGGAATTAAAATTGCAATTTCACCTGTATCTTTCAATAATTCGTCTGAATTTAGATTTTCTGGATCCAACCAAATTTTACTTGGTTTGAAAACTAAATCTTGTTTTCCTTTTGCCAAAAGTTCTTTCCATTTCCATTCTTTATTTCCAGGATAATTTAATAATTTATCTTTTTTAAGAATTTCTATGTGGTAATCATCTATATTGCCTTCGATGTTTGATTGTAATGAATATCCGGATTTTTTAAGACAGTGATTGACCCATATACCAGACCATTTTGGCCAATGTCTCCAACTTGAATCCTTTTTACTACCCTCAACAATATCAGTATTATCAGATTGGCCTATTGCAAGTTGTGATCCCTTATTTCTAACCAATGAACTGTTAATCAATGTCATATGTAATTCATTTCCCGCTTCAAAAACATATTCTATATCATTGTTGTAAACACCAACATCATATGCGTTTAACAATATGGGTATATCTAAAAAAGATTCAATAGTTTTTTGATTTTTTATCAAATTACTCCATTCACCATTTATAGTAGGAGTAGTTGTATTATCATTTGCATCTTTTGGTGGTGGCCAATATGGTACAAGTCCTGCCATTAAACTAATACCAGTATCAGATGTAACTGTATATTCAAATTTTTTATTTCCAAATCCTCTACCTTCATCTGGTCTCCATGCCCAATATCTTTTGTGATATTTATTTTCTTTTTTAACCAAATCTGCAAGAGACATTGGTTGGTTATCTTTCAATGGTATTAAATAATTTCTATGGTTATATTTACTGTCTGAACTAAGTGGTGCTGCATTTTTTGGGGGAGGTAATGGATCTGCACCTGCAACATTATCCGGTGCACCTTCTGGTGCATTATCTGCCTTTTTCTTTGCATCTAATTTTGTTAAATCACCACAATCATTTCCAGATGTTACTGGATTTTCTCCATTTGTTCCAGAAGTTCCTTCTGTTCCTTGTGGTGTTCCACCATCTTGACCACCACCACCGCCGTCGTTTGTTCCACCGGCTCCACCGGCTCCACCATCGGTTCCACCGGCTCCACCGGCTCCACCATCAGTTCCACCGGCTCCACCGGCTCCACCATCAGTTCCACCGGCTCCACCTGAGTCAGAACCTGTTACAGGAGGGTTTGATGATTGTGGGGTATTGTTTACTTTTACTTTATCTAAAATAAAATTTGCCATTTCATTTGGTAAAGCTGAGTGTTTTTTTATAGTGGATGTGATGAAATGACCAGATTTTGCAGATGCCTTTAATTTATCAGTTGCAGGAACTCCAGTGCCATCGCTTTCAGATGTAAAATAATAAACTTTATCTGGATATTTTGTAAGATCGTCTGCAATTTTTGGTACTGAACGCAGTATTGTGTCTTTACTATTTTTGTCTTTTGAGTAAACCCCACCTATTAAAATTAAATCCCATTTATTGTAGCCACCTCCAAATGCCGAAATAACATCACCATATACCTCACATCCCTTTGAAAATGCAACAAGTATATGTTTACTTGGTTGTATATTATTATTCGATAGTATAGTTTTACATTCAGCCGCACCATTTGTAAGTGCTGATGTATCTGGAAGTGTTTGTGATACACCCTTTACAAGTGCAACTTTTGTCAAATTGTAAACATTAAAATCTGCACATTTACTAAATCCTTTTCCATATCCAGGTGCATCTTTATTATCAGTTCCCCACATATATTCACCAGGAAAAACAACAGGTGTTTTTGGATTAGTCGGGACACCAACACCACCTACTAAAAAAATAAGTGGTGCATTCAAATCTTTTATTGACGATTTGAAACTACCATATGTAAAAATCTTATCTATCCTTGGTTCTTTTGGCGCAGCCACTATTTTCTCCTGTTCATATAATATAAATATGATTTTGAAAAAATATGATAAAATGTAGAATTACCACTTCAATCCAACTGGAATACCTCTTGTTGTATTTGCAGGATGTTTTTGACCATCTGAATGAAATTGGTATGATCCACCAGGATCCGCGCTTATCATCCATTCAATTGTCTTACCCTTTGAAGTCATTTCATCAATCATAAGTTTTGAAGCAGAATTTGTTTTTATACCAGCAAAGTAATTTACAGTACCCGATGTATCTTTGGTTTTACCAATAAACGATCCTCCTGCTGTACCAGTTGATTTATGTCCATTAACTACAAGTTGTGCTCCAGGCACCGCTATTGTTATATTACCGATAAAACTTGCCTGTGATTGTGCATTTTGAGCATGAGGTGGATTTGCAATTTTAGCAACAAATATGTCTTTTGAGTATTTTGCAAGCTTTGGATGAGGATCACCTTTTAACCAATATAAAACTGGAAGATATTTTCTACTTGCTGTTTTAGCACCATAGTTTTTACCATTGATAATAAATGGTCCAGTTGGTTGTCCAGATGCCCAACCAGTAGATGGTTCTTCAAAATAACTAAAATTTATCCATCTTGGACCCCAATCTTTCTTGGGAAATTGATACTGGATACCGTTTAGTCCCGATGTACCTAGTTCAACATATGCCTTTTGATCTCCTTGTGCCTTTTGATAATTTGAAACTCGTTCTTTACCTTGTGTTTTTTGAGTTACAGCTTTCAAATTTGCAACCCCAGCATAAGCAACCGCAAACATTGTAAACTCTTGATACCATAAATTACCAGGAAGTTTCACAACTGGTCCAAGAACTCTACCAGTTGATTGAGGTGGTTCACCTCCAGTTGTTGCAGTTGGAACAAAATTTGTTTCTTGAACTTGTGTTTCAGGTTTTTTTGGTTCACCTGATCCACCATCAGTTCCACCTGTTCCACCTCCGGCTCCACCTGCTCCACCTCCGGCTCCACCTGCTCCACCTCCGGCTCCACCTGCTCCACCTCCGGCTCCACCTGCTCCACCTCCGGCTCCTCCATCAGTTCCACCGGCACCACCGGCTCCTCCGGCATTAGTATTACCTCCAGTATTATCCGAACTTAAACATGGTGACTTGATAATACTACTTGAACCGTTTCCTCTTATAGCACCGGCTCCTTCAGCAGATTTAGTTTGATAAGTACCATCAAGATTGTCTGACCAATCATCTGGTCTTGTATCTTCTAAAGCAAGTTCTACTTCTTCATCTGTGATAACAACATTTTCTAATAATTGAGCACGGTATGGTCCAGATACTTCTGTTCCATCAACTTCTTGTTCAATTTCTTCAATATCTACATCTGTTAATGCCATTTAATCTCCATTAAACTTCATATCGTAAATCAGAACCAAATTTATCTCTTAATGTTTTAATATCAACTATTCCAGAAATTTGATCAGTTGCAATAATTCCTTTTTTAATACGAAGTAAACAATTCTCAACTAATGTTGTGTTTCTCAATTTATTATCTGAAACATCAAGTGTACCTATACCGGTTATGTCACCAGATTGTAGATTTGCCAGGAAATTGTCAGATACTATAAAATCACCATTATTTACAAGAGTAACAGGATATGATATATCAAGAGTTTCCAAATCATTATTTTTAAGATCAATGTTTCCACCAACACTTGTTGGTAAACCTTCTATTGTTTGTAAAAAATTATATGATGCATTGAAATTACCATTAACTTGTTTTGGGGCACCAGCTAATGATGTTAATTCATTCAATGAACAATCAAAATTACCTTGAACAAAATCTGGAGCATTTGTTAAATTTTTTAATTTCATATCTTTACAAATAAAATTACCGTATATTTTTGGTATTTTCAATGGTATCTGGTCTGTAAATGATTTTCCTGTAATTTTGTCTTTATTACCTGTTAAAATAATATCGCCATTATATGCAACTATTTCATTTGTAGTTTCATTTCTTGTTACAAGTTTACTATCTAATCCCAATATCCATGCTGGATCGTCTTCATCAAATTGGTTATCAAAATCAGGCGGAACATCATCGGTGCACATAGTATCTTCATCTTTTTTAGGGTACATTTCATCAGAAAAACATATTTTACAGGCATTATCAAATTGATTATCAGATAGTCCATGTTCCTCTTTGTAGTCATTTATTGCATTTTTATTTTGAATAGTAGTGTTATCCAATTCAAATAAATGATCCTGTAGTCCTCCTTTTTTTTGTTGAACTTCGTCATCTATTTTTTTATAGTCATTTATTAGTTGTATGGTGTCTCTCAATTGTAATACGGCATCTTCTTCGGATCCAAACCCCATAGCAAGTGCAGCAACTTTTTGAACTCTATAATCTATTTTTGAAAAATTTTCCATCCAAGGACTGGGGGTTGTAACTCTACTACCAGGTCTTTGATCAATATCAGGTTCAGGATCGCTTGGAGTAAATAGTGTTAAAAATTGTGGTTGTAATTTTTTTGCTTCATCTTCTGCCTTTTTTCTATCATCTTCATCTTTGGAATACAAAAGAGTAGATACGTAAACAACTGTTTTTAATAATGTTTCACTTTCAGTTTCTATATTACCAGCAGGATCCGTTGTTTTTAATGGATCTAAAAGTGCATTATCTTTGATTAGTTTGTTCTTAAATACGGTATCCAGTTTTTCATACATTTCCATATTCTTTATGTCAGAAAATGTTTTTATTTTAATTGATGTTTTTAACATATTTTCAAGATTTTTTTCAGATATACCAACACTTTCTGCTAACATTTCTAATACATCTGGATTCAATGAATCTTGTACTAAATTTTTCAATTCAAGTTGTTCTAACAATGCAGCTTTTACCGCATTTACATCACCATCTATCAAAGATGATAAATTTAATGTATCAGCTATATCCATTATTTTAGTAAATGTATTTTTATCAATACCTATTGATGTTGCAAGTGAACTTAATGCAGCAGATGATAGTCCTTTTATATTATCAAATGATGGAATATCTGGCATCAAATCATTTTTTACTTTTTCCAAAAAATTACCAGTTGCACCTTCTATTGCACTACTTTGTTGATATTCATTAGAAATATCAGATTTTACAGTTGAACGAAACAAATCATCTACAAATGGAATTTTCATACTATATCTCCATTAACTAACATAAACCAAAGGTGCACCTGTAAATTCCTCTACCATTTTCATATCAAGTTTTCTACCGTTTACTTGTGAACCCAATGAAATTGAACCTAATGTTTTACTGAATCTCAATTCGTTTACTCCTTCAAAAATTGTTCTATCTGTTAAATCACACTCTCTTGCATTTAATCTTCTAAATTCCCAACCAGTATAATCTGTTGGTAGTCCTGCAAGTGATATTAACCGTATATTTCCTTGAATTTGAATTTCTGATAATGTTCCGAATTTTTGAGGTGCACCTCTTAATGTTTCTAAATCATTGTATGGTACATAAAATACCTCTGCAACATATTCTGGTGCACCAATTAAATCTTTCAAAGAACATCGACTTGCTCGATATATCTTTGCCTTTTTAGGTCCACCAACTAATGTTTTTATATCAGAATTTCTACTACAATCAAATTCACCAACATCTTGTGGAGCATTATTAAGATTGCTAAGTCCTATATCAATACAATCAAACTTTCCAGTAACTTTTCCAAATGGAATAGGAATTTCATATCTAATGGATCCGTTTGTAGAAATTTTCGTCAAATCTTCTTTATCTAATTTTATATCACCGTCATAATTCCATCTACCACCAACAAGATTCATCTTTGATTTATCTACACCCAACTGTTGATATGTGATACCGTTTGGATTTGATTCTGAAACTGTTCCTGGAATTACATCAGCAGCAACACCGTTTGTACCTTCAGTTCCAGATGTGCCTTCAGTTCCAGATGTGCCTTCAGTTCCAGATGTGCCTTCAGTTCCAGATGTGCCTTCAGTTCCAGATGTGCCTTCAGTTCCAGACGTTCCAAATGGATCCACAGAATCTGGAATTGGTGGTGGTTCTGTTAATGATGCACCTGATGTTTCAGAGAGTTTTTCAAGTATTACTTTTTTTTCTTTTTCTAATTTATTTATATCATCCAACATTGTTACAACATTAACAACCTTTGGACTTTCAGGTTCAGCCGCAAGTGAATTTGCACGATCACCACCATTCTCACTTGTTGGTGTTGGTTCAACATATCCCTTTTCACTAGCAGATCTTTCTTCTGCCTTTTGTTGTTCGCCTGCACTAGGTCCACCACTTGACTCACAAACAAAAACTAAATCACTTGGTAAATTTTTTAGGGATGAACGGAGTGATTTTATTTGTGATTTTATCAAATTAAATGATGCTGCATTTATTGGAGGTCCAGAAGGTCCCGTTCCGGTTGGATGTGTTTGATTTGATATATGTGTACAAAGATTAGCAAGAGAATCACATAAATCACCAAGCCATTGAAGTGTTCTATCTCCCATTAAAACTGGAGAAACTGCATTTATACCTAAATTTATTCTCTCAGATTCTAATTCAATGACTTGACCACCATCAATTGTAACACCTTTATCACTTGATAGACCGATGCCCTGTGAACTGAATGCCATTATTTCCTGTCTTCTTGCATTTAATATGATTCTATCAGATGCAAGTAGTATTTGATTACCAGCAAATGTATTTGTTGTATGTAAATCAACACTTCTATTTTGAGCAGATGTTTTATATCTTGATGCGGGTGTAAAGTTTAGAGTTTGTCCTGATGTCATCCATATTGCAGAATCATCTTTATCCGGATCCTCTAATATAAATTCATTGAATGGTTTTGTATCAGGATTTGTACCATTTGAAATTATCAGTATGGGATTACCAGTATCACCCAATCCCTTTTTCCATAATGGTCTTTGTGGGTATGCCCTTCTTTCATCTACGGTTGAACCAAATCGTATAGATTGTCCCCATCTACCCTCTATAATAATATCACCAGGAAATGGTTGTATTGGGTAAACATCATTTCTCTCAGGAAAACCTGGATCTATGGTTTTGTTTACTTCCAATCTTGATGTTACTTTAGCAGTAACCCCATCTTCTGCATTTTGTCTTTTTGATGGACTACTATTTATTCCAACTTTACCAATATCGGTAACACCTGGTAGACCATTATGATGTATTGAACTTTGTATAGATACTGGATTTGTATAGTAATACTCTTGTGCAGTTCGTAATGCACTATTATATGCAGTTGGTGCCTTCATTAACATAACAACCTCGCCCTTTAAGGGTATGTTTTTTATGTTTGCGTCAAGAGCACGAGCTGCAACTATATTAGTTCTTGCCTGTGATCCAAATGCACCAATCAATCTACATTGAATAGTGTATAACTTCTCTTTACTTTTCCCATCGAAATCAACGCTAACTACCTCTGCAGGTACATTCTCATAACTCTGGCCGTTGAGTATCGTTTTTTGTGAATCCAGTGACAATTTCGTTATCCTCTTGTTCTTCTTGAATTTCTTGAATACCTTTTAGTAAGGCCTCTTTTTCTTCATCAGTCAAGAACGAAGACGTTTCTTCACCCTTATTCACCATAGCACGTTGAACAACTGCTGCCAATTTTACCAAATGTTCATCGTTCTTAACTGAAACTTCTATGAAATCCTTAATTGCTGGAACTAATATAGCAGCATCACCTATGTTATTCAACATGGGTTTCAAGTCAGCAATAAGTAGATTTATCTGACGGTCTTTCTTTTTCTGATTGTCATATATGTCTTTCAACAAATCAGAAAATTTCTTATTACCAAAAAGTTCTTGATCAAAGTTCATGTCTATAAATATGATTTAGTTAGAAATAATATCTTCTATTTGATACCACGATAAATTTTCGATGTTTACTCCATTCTTATATTCAGAATAAAGTTTCATGTATATTTGCTTTATTTTTGTTATCACACTGGTAATATATTGTGATGTTATTCCAGTTCGTTCTCTTATTAAGATATAAATTGCTTTTTTATTGTAATTTTCAATGTTTTCTCGTGTTCTAAAAAGATACAGTATTGTGTCTGCAACTTGAACATCCCGTTTTTTTGAAAAAATAAGTGGTAAGTATTTTTCAACAACCACTATAAATTGATCTATAAAATCAGATTTTTCTTCTATCATTTCCTTTCTAATTTTTTCATTGACGATGTTTCTTTCTAAATCAATTGCTTGAATATCCTGACTACGTTTGTAATGATAATAGTTTTTATTATTTTCAGCAATTAGATAATTTTTAGCAACTATTGAAAAATAAGAAAATGCTTTACCACTTTCTGCTCTATACTTATTTATTTTTTCATGGAGAAATGCAATTACCTCATGTTTTACATCTTCATGTGACACATCAAAATTATAGAACTTAAATCTATGTATCATAATTTCAGCAAGTTTGTAAAATGCAGGATGTATTTTTTGAGTGTATAGTATATTTTTTTGTATATCATCTTCCATTGAATTATACAATACTATTGCATCTTCGGTTTGTTGTGTAAAATATACATTTGGTTTTTTGGGACTGCGTTTTTGTTTCATAACAAATAGTCCTTTTGAAATGAAACACTTGATTGTTTTTGGTTTTCAAGAATACTTCTCTTTTCATCATCTATTGGTTCCTCACCAAAGTAAACTGCAATGTCATTCATAATATCTTTCATTTCCTTGAAGAAATATCCTGTTTCATCGTCAGCTTCAAAAGAACCAATTCTATCCAATTGTCTTAAATAAGATTGTTGTGAGAGTATTCTATTTCTCAACTCTGCTAAAAACTTTTCATTTTCCAATAGTGTATCAACACTATCTTGTGCCATTTCGTCTAACTGATCAAACTTTCTTGTCAAATTTATATTAACAAAAATTGAAATACCGAGACATATAGTTAATACAATTATTGTTAGCATCATATTAACCTCTCTTATGTTTAGGTGGAATTATTACATCAATAACACCAAGATTTATAGCATCGGACGGTGTAATATAGTAATCTTTTATAGTAACATTTTTCCAAAATTCTATATCTTTATTTGAATTTGATTTCAGTATTCCCAAAAGAATTTCTTCTAACTTTTCCATATGTTGAACATTTGCCTTCATATCGGAAGATTTTCCGTAAATATCAGAACTAATCTCATGGAACATAATAGTAGAGTATTGGGATGCCAAACGAGTACCTGTTCCAGCACAAAGAATGAGAGCGGCAGCAGACATTGCCCTACCTCTACAAATTGTATTTACCTTCACATCGAGACTTTGCATATAATCAATGATACCAAGTGCCTCATAAACAGAACCACCATCAGAATTGATAATTAGATTGATTGGATCGTTTTTATTCTCATCTTTTCTCATATGAAGAATTGCTCGTATACGAGTAATAATATCATATAATGAACCATCCATTATTTCACCAAATAACAAAACAGAAGATGCCTCAACATCAATTCCATAATCCATTTGTGTTGTTGCTTCTTTCCATCTAACTGGAATGTCATTCTCATTTTCTTTTGATTTATTATTAGTTGTTTCTTTTTCAACAACTTCTTCACCATCATAAAAATCGTTCATAACAGAACTCCTGGTTAAAATACAATAATGACATTACTATAAAGTTATTCCTCTCCTATATCCAAAATTGGGTTTAGGTTGTTCTTCATAGAATGCCTTTTCAATTTCATTTTGTTCTAATATAACATTTTCTTCTATAACTTCCAAAGGTTTTTTTTCTTTTTTCTTTTTTGTAGCAACAACATCTTGTATTTTTATTTCTTCGTGTTGAACTGAAACATCTGCAACATATTCTACAACTTTTTTCTCTGGTGGTGGTTGTGTGTTATCACTTTCAGGTGGAATTTTTTGTTCCAATTCTTTGTGTCTCAAATGATTTGCTGCAATAACCAAACTAACTGCTAATGGATCAAACACTGAAACTAATATGAGTATGAACCAATTTACAATTATGTCCATAGGAGCACCAGTCAATCTACTCAAATAAAGTAATGGTCCTATCTCTGATGTAAATGTT